ATGATGTACGGAAAACTTATAGACGGCGAGCTCAGAGGAGCGCCGCGACCGATAAAAACGGCGGACGGCGACGTGTTTACAAACGACCCGTCAATATACCTCGCCAACGGCTACAAGCCGATAATCACGGCGGAATATCCGTCCGACGGCAAGTATTACACCGACTCGTGGACGGAGACTGAAACAGAAATAACGCAGGTGTGGACGGAGCAGCCGCAGAATGACGATGACCCGATATCTGACTCCGAAGCACTTGAAATAATTACGGGAGGTGACAGCGCATGACACGCGCAGAGGCAAAAACTTATCGCGACAAAATCAACGGCGTGTTGACAAAAATCACGACGGACGCGGAGGTACTTGAGTATGCAGAGCTTTATCCGCTTTGGAGCGGGTATGTCGATTATGCTGTCGGCAGTATAGTCCGCAGACCGAGCGGGCTGTATAAGTGTTACAACGCGATATCCGCCAATCCGACATGGTTGCCGGAAAACACCGCCGCGCACTGGGAGCCTATCACGGTCGGCGAGGACGGCACGATTGATAATCCTATTACAGCGGCGGCTGGCATGAGGTACTATAAAGACCTATATTATGCCGACGGCGGCAAAACATACAAGTGCATACGCGACGACAGCAACGGTCAAGGTACTATACTGCACTATGTACCGTCGCAGCTCGTCGGAATATATTTTGAGGAGGCAGAGTAAATGAATATCTGCATATCGATAGGACACGGAAAATCAGCCAAAGGCGGCTACGACAGCGGCGCTCTCGGCGGGAACTATCAGGAGTTCAAAATCGGTCGAGAAATCGGCAAGTACATAGGCGAGATTTTTAAAGGCTACGCCTGCACAGCCGATGTCATAAACTATGACGCAACGCTTTATCTCACCGAGCGCATAGCACACGTCAACAAGCACGGTTATGACCTTGCAATAGAGATACACCTTAACGCCGCAGGCGGCACAGGTTCGGAGGTCTATTATAAGCACAAGAGCTCGACGGGTAAGAAACTCGCGGCGGCAATCAGCAAGAGCATTGCTAATACCTTCGGCATCCGCAACAGAGGCGCGAAGGTCAAAATCAATCCGTCAAACGGCACGGACTATTTCGGTTTTGTCCGCTCTTGTAAATGCGAATCTCTGCTTATAGAGACCGTATTTATTGACACCGCGAGCGACAGAAAACATGTTGAGACCGCCGCAGGACAGAGACAGTGCGCAGAGGCTATCGTATCTGCCATTGCCAATTTTTACGGCATAAAGAAAAAGTCCGCTCCGACAGTCAAGCCGAGCGAGGACAAGCCTGCAGCGGCAACCGTCAGAGCGGGCGATATCGTCAAAATCAAGGGCAGCAAGTACGCCACCGGGCAGAAGATTCCAGTGTGGGTCAAGCTTAAAAAGCACACGGTCAAGACCGTCAGCGGAAGCCGAGCACTGCTCAAGGAGATAAACAGCTGGGTCTATACCGCCGACCTTACCGTTTTGCAGTCGTCTGCAAAGACCGTCTCGGTCGGCAGCAAGGTCAAAATAAAGTCCGGCGCGACCTACGGCGGACTCACGGCGGCACGAGGCTCGATAGTCCCTAACACTCAGTTGACAAGGACACATACCGTCGGGAAAATACAGGTAAACGGCGGAGTCCGTGAAGCACTTTTGACGGATATTGCGAGCTGGGTTGCCGTCAAATATTTGGAGGTAGTCGGATGACCGTGAGAGAAATCGCCGCGATATGCGGAATACCGTCTGCGGTGACCGTCGCCATTGTCGGATTTTTTGTGTGGCTTTTGGAGCGGAGCATCGTAAAGCGCGAAACCGCCCGAGCGGCAGAAGAGGCAAGGCGCGAAAAAGCCCGCGAAAAAGAAGAAGCGAAGCTCGGAGCAGAGCGCGTAAAACAGGAAAACTCGCGAAAAGTTTTTGAGAAGAACTTGCTTGCAAGTACAAACGCCGCGCTTGCCGTAAGCGAAGCAACCGCCCGCGCAGTCCAGCGCATACCGGACGCGCATTGTAACGGCGATATGAGCGATGCGCTCGAATACGCCGCGAAAATCAAGCACGAGCAGCGGGATTTTCTCGCTGCGCAGGGCATAGATAACATATTTTAGGAGGCTATCAAAATGAAAAAGGCAATGTTATCACAACCGATGCGTGGAAAATCAGAAGCCGAGATAAGGACGACGAGAGAACGCGCTATAACAGCACTCAAGGCTAAAGGGTATGAAGTAGTAAACACTTTGTTTACTGATGAATGGTATAGCAGCGAAAATATGGAAAAGAGGGGCGTTGAAAATATACCACTCTGCTTTTTGGCAAAATCACTCGAAAACATGTCGCTTTGTCATGCCGTGTTTTTCTGCAAAGGCTGGAAAGAGGCGCGTGGCTGTAAAATAGAGCACGAAGCAGCTGTTGCTTATGGGCTCGATATTATATATGAGGAGGACTAATATAATGAACAAAATCAAAGACATTCTTGCAAACATCGGCAACGTCAAGGTCGGCACATGGGTGCGTGGCATCTTGCTGATCATCTCGCTCGTCAACATGGCGCTTTCCGCTGCGGGAAAAGCTCCTATTCCTGCCGACTATAACGAGCTTTACACCGTCGTCAGCGTTATTTTCTCGGTGCTCGTCGGAATTTCGGCATACTGGAAAAACAACAGCTTCACGGAGGCGGCACAGACCGCAGACAAGTATCTCCACGAGCAAGGCTCGGCGATTGAAGACCCGGGCACAGACGAGGAGGCGGAGTGATGATAACAGCTATCATTTTTAATCTGCTTAATCAGCTGGGACTTTACGGCGCGGGTATCATCGTGGCGGTGCTCAAGCTTCTCGGCATGATTTCTTGCGGGTAACTTCCGTGCGTTTTCCGTGCGTTTTCCGTGCGTTTTGAAACCAACTTGCTTACAACTTGCGACTAACTTAGGATTAAAAAACGACCGGGCAGGGGAGAAATCCCTTGCCCGGCTTTTTGTTTTTTTTGTGCGCTTTTATCTTATAACCGCTATAACCTTTGCATCGGTCATTACAATCTCTGCGGGGTCATTGCCGTATTCGCAGCCACTGCCCATGACAACGTACTGATGTGCGCCTTGATAATCTTTCTGTATCTCGAGAGCCTTGTTGATTTCGTCGATATCATCCTGCTCGCCGTCAAACCAAAGATAACCGATTCCAGTTGCGCATGTGCCGTCCATGTAGCCCTCGGCTTCCCATCCGTTCTCGTAGTCCCACTCGTGCGAGAGTCTGCAAGCGTCGCCGATGTTCATGCTCGCGTCGTCGGTGCGGATTCCGAAAACCGCGTTGTAATCTTCTTCGTGCGCCTTGGTTATCGCTGCCATAATTTCGAGTGCTGTCATTCTGATCACCTTTCCGCTCTTTCATTGTCTATATTATATCATACTATGCCGAGTATGTCAACAGTTTTTCAAAAGTTTTTTAAAAAATATTTAAAAAAGCAGTCTCTTCTGCGAGGCTGCTCTTTTATCTGTTTCCGTTATTCTTCGTCGCCTAAAAAGTCGACGATTGCTTTTTTGATAATCTGCGCCTGCGGTACACCGTCAGCCTCGCATTTTTCTTTGAATCGCGCGACTAAGTCTTTCGGCAAGCTGGCGCGAACCATGTCATATGTCTTTTCGTTGTAACGGCGCTTGACCGCCGTCGAGGTGTGTGTCTTGCGCTTCGGTGCTTCTTCCATACTTTCTATCTCCACTTCCTACTTTTATGCCCAGGAAAATTTGTTCCCACGGCGGATGAGCGTTCCATTCTCCAACAGCTTCTTGGTAACATTAACTCTGATATAGTCAAGGTGCTGCTTTATGGCATCGACACTTCCGCTGTTGTCGAGCAAATGCTCGGGCATTTTTACGGTTACTTTGTGATACGCGCCAAGCATATCGATAAAAAGATTTTCCGGAGTGACGGAAACTTGTTCTCCATTAATTATGTCGACATAGCAATTCACGACCGCCGCAGGCGCGGTCTTAAATGCCGAATCTCTGCGGATATCGATTTCTCCGATATAAGTGACTCTTTCTTCCAATGTCTTCAT